AGGCAATGGAGGAAGCCAAATGCGAAGCAGCGACACACTAATCAAAATCAGCCCCGCGCTGGTGAAGGCTATCAACGCAATTGAGGGGGTGAAAAAGGGCGCTGACAACCCGTTTTTTAAGTCCAAGTATGCCAACCTCGAAAGCGTCATTGAAGCCGCCCACGACGCTCTGTCGGCTAACGGCTTGGCTGTAATGCAAGGGCCAGGTCCGATGGACGGCAACTGCATCACCTTGACGACCCGCCTTGTGCATGAAAGCGGAGAGTGGATCGAAACTGATTTTTCCCTGCCCGCTGGAAAGATGGACCCGCAAGCGGCAGGCTCGGCAATCACCTATGCCCGTCGATATTCCCTGATGGCCATGCTCAATATGCCAGCGGTGGATGATGACGGGGAGGCGTCTATGCCCCGCACGACTAAGCCCGGCGAGCCTAAGAACCCGAACGTAAGCGTTCATTCGGATTCGCCGGATTGGTGGGGTGCGGAAGGCCCCGGAATGTCTGCCGCGCAAGCCAAAAAGGACGGATGGGGGGATACCTTTGATGTTTGGCGAATGGAGATTGCCGCGCTTTCGACAGCGCAAGCTTGGAAGGATTGGTGCGCGCTTTATTCGACCGATATTAAGGCGCTTCCTCGCGGGTGGCGCGTTCATTTGCGCGAAGAGGCTGAGTTGCGTGGCAAGGAGCTTGGCGCACTGTGACGTGGGATGATTGGTTTGTTGGCCGCTATGAGCCTGACCCGTTCGGAGGGTGTCTTCTATGGGTCGGCAAACGTAATGACGACGGCTACGGAAAGTTTAACCGAGAGTCCTATCGTGGTTTAGCACACCGAAAATCATATGAAGTGGCTATAGGTCCAATACCAGACGGATGCGTGGTCATGCATACCTGTGACGTTTCGTGTTGTGTGAACCCAAATCATCTGCGCGCTGGGACACAGTTGGATAATATTGCAGATCGGGTGGCTAAGGGCCGATCACGGGGCGGCGACCGGTCGGGAGAAAACAGCCGAGTCGCAAAGCTGAATTGGGACATGGTGCGACAAATCAGAACCCGCGCCGAAAACGGCGAAAGCCACGGCAGCATAGCTAAAGACTTCCCCGTTTCTCGCTCGGCCATTACGGCCGTAGTGGCGGGTAAAAAATGGATAAACTACAATGGCGTATGAGCAGAAACCCGGAGACATCGCCGTCTTCAAGGAAAAGGAAAAGCGGAACGACCGTGCGCCAGACTGGCGCGGTAATCTGATCGTCCCTGAAGGCGCAAAGCCCGGCGACAAGCTGGAAGTCGCGTTCTGGGCCAAAGGCGACAACGGAACGATGTTGGCTGGATCGGTAAAGTTCCCGATGCAGCGCGACGCTGGCCCGGCGCGTGAAGCCCCGCCACAGCGCGGTGCCAGGTTTGACGACGACATTCCGTTCTGATGCTAGTTTCAGACGATGATATGCACCTTGTGTTGGAGGCCCTTGGCGATGAGTCAGGGGCCGCTCACAGGGCCGCGCATGAGTATCTGGACGCATTGACGAAAACGGTTCTTGCCGAATTGATGGGCGAGAGCGATGCAAAGTCAGCTACGGAGCGAGAACAATGGGCAAGAGCGCAGCCACGGTTCAAGGAGCATCTGGCGAAGGTCGGAGCGCAAGCGAAGGCGGATTACACGGCTCGCCAACGCTACGCAGCGGCAAACGCGAAGATGGAGGTCTGGCGGACACAGAACGCCAACAACCGGGCGGCGGAACGCCTCCGCTAGAAACCTGGACCCCGTGGACAGTCAGAAAGCAAAACTACACCCGATGACTCGCTTTGAAAAAGCAGACAGGTTGGCGGCGGTTATATTCCGCAGGCTACCCGGCACAACATCCCGCCAAGCCCAGACAGCGCACCGCACAGCTAAAGAAATAGCGGCTGACGTATTAGACGAACTTGAACGGATTGAACGCGTGGAAAAATCATGTTCATAATCGGCTCGTTTGACCGTTTCTTTCACGGCTACATCCGCAAGGAATATACCCGCGACTTGGAGGACGGACACGGCCAGTATCTTCCGTGCGTTATCCACGGCCTCCGCGTGGTTCAAGGCAAGTCGCTAGAGTTCCAATGCGTCCTGACCGAGTATGGTGCAGGGGCCGGGTTCCTCGCCCCCATCGAGGCGTTCTGCTGGAAGATACCCGACAAGCCCCGCGCTCCAAACGAGGTGGTGGATTACACCTACGTCCAGCCGTGGGACTGTTTCTCAAGTGAATTTGGCGTTCATGCGTTTGAGTTCAATCGGCGTATGAAGGCGCAGATTCTGCCAGACAGACGCGGTGCCAGGTATCGGTTCTCAATCGATTTCACCGGCTCTTCGCTGGCCGACATGAGCGAGCAACACAAGCACCTGCACGTTATGGAGCTAGAGGACGGGTCGATAGGCGCGTTCCCTAACAACCGCGTTCTGTGGGTTGAGCCTGCTATGTGGGCGAAACCGTTTGAGGAGCGGCCCGATTTCCAAGCCTTGTCTGGCGAGTGGATGGCGGAATAAGAAAATGCGTAAAAAACGCTCAAGGGGTATTGCGTAACATCTGCCCATGTGGGACAAGGGTTCATCGGCGCAGGGCAATCAAGCACTAGCCGACCGGGACCGCCCATATGACCACCGCCCTGACCATTGCAAAATCCGGCAACGTCACCCGCGCCGCCGCCGCGCTTCAGCTTCAAAAGCTGACGATGGATGATCTGGTCCTGCTGGCATACGGCGAAGATGCCATTGGTCGCACTTGCGACGCCCCAGCTTGGCTGGCCGAACTGGCTTATGACCAAATCGACATCCGTATGTTTGGCTGCGTGGTCAGCTAATGCATACCCTAATAGCTGCGCTTTACGTCGAAACCGACGGAGCTTATTTTGGTCTGCCCAATGTTGACCCGTGGGATCAAGTCAGGGACGCCAGAAAATATGCTGGCCCGCACCCAATCGTCGCTCACCCCCCTTGTCAGCGGTGGGGGAAAATGTGGTTTGGCTCGCCGCTAACGGTAAAAACAACCGGCTCCCGCAAAATTAAAGGCGATGATGACGGCTGCTTTGCGGCTGCATTGGCTGCTGTTCGCAAATGGGGCGGCGTCATTGAGCATCCGTGGGGGTCACACGCTTGGCCGCATTTTGGGCTGAATACTCCACCTCGATCTGGCGGTTGGATTATGGCCGATTTTGAAGGCGGTTGGACGTGTTGCGTCGAACAGCGACCGTATGGTCACCACGCCCGCAAACCAACGCTGCTATACGCTGTTGGATGCGATTTGCCACGGTTAGTGTGGGGCGCAACAGAAGCGCAACTGGACCCAAAGATAGTGGCGCGGATCGGCATAAAACGCGCTCGAAAACAAGGCGAGGTGGCGTCAAAGGGTGGCGGCACTGATAGTTCCGCACGGATATACACACCGCCCGCATTTCGTGAACTGCTGCTGGGAATGGCAGCGACCGTAAAACAAGACAGGCTCACCGCATGACCCCGCAAGAATACCGCACCGCCCTCACAACCCTCGGCTTGTCTCAGCAGGCGGCGGGCCGTTGGCTCATGGTCAGCCCAAAAACCGCACAGAACTACGCCAAGCTAGGCCCTAGCGGCCCGGCTGCTGTAGCTATCCGCATGGCATTGCAACACGGCTTGACCGTTTAGCCAGGCTAAGGCATTATCCATCCCGCTCTACGGCCCCGCTACGGCTTAAGCCTAGACGCAAACCAGACTGAGGACACATGGACGACCGAGGCCGTCCTACGATTTACACGCAAGAGATTGCGGACCTGATATGCCAGCGGCTCGCCAAGGGTGAATCCTTGCGGGCCATTTGCCGTGGTGATGAGTTCCCACAAGAGTCAACGGTAAGACAATGGGCGGTGGATGACCGCGAAGGTTTTTACGCGCAATACACGCGGAGCCGTGACATTGGCCTAGATTGCATGGCTGATGAAGTGCAAGAGATTGCAGACGGCGTTGGCGATGTAGCGCGGGACCGACTGCGGTTTGATTCGCGTCGTTGGTATCTTTCGAAGCTTGCGCCAAAGCGTTACGGCGACAAGCTGCAACAGGAAGTCTCTGGCCCTGATGGCGGCGCTCTGTCGGTCACATGGCTGAAACCAGAGTAATCCCTTACGCCCCTCGCCGGGTGTTCCTGCCGTTCCATAACCGGACGCAACGATTTGCCATCGGGGTGGCTCACAGGCGCTGTGGTAAGACGGTGGCTTGCATTAATGACATGATCCGCAATGCGGTGGTGTCCGACAAGCCCCACTATCGAGCAGCCTATCTTGCGCCCTACCTGAAGCAGGCCAAGGACGTGGCATGGGAGTATCTGAAACGATACAGCCAGCCGATCTGGGCCAAGCCGCCAAACGAATCAGAACTGTATGTCGAGCTAATTGGCGGCAAGCGCATCAAGATTTACGGCGCTGACAACCCAGACGCCTTGCGCGGTGGCTACCTAGATGACGCCACGCTGGACGAATATGCCGATATGTATCCCGGCATCTTTGGCTCTATCATCCGCCCGATGCTGGCTGACCGCCAAGGCACAGCTACGTTCATTGGGACGCCAAAGGGGCGCAATGCGTTCTTTGACCTGTTTGAGCGGGCGAAGACGGACCCGGATTGGTTCCCGTTCTTTCTGCCAGCGTCTGAGACAGGCATCCTGCCACAAAGCGAACTGATAGCCGCTGGCAAGGAAATGACGCCAGAGCAGTATGAGCAAGAGTTTGAATGCTCGTTCGAGGCGGCAATCATTGGCGCTTACTACGGTAAGGACATGGCTGAGAGCGAGCGGGCTGGACGGATCACAGACGTTCCGTATGACCCTGCGCTGCCGGTTTACACCACATGGGACTTGGGCATCGGTGACAGCACGGCCATCTGGTTCTGGCAGGCGCTTGGCGCTGAGATACGAGTGATAGACTTCTATGAGGCCAGCGGCGAAAGCATCGAGCATTACGCCAAGGTGTTGCAAGCCAAGCCCTACAAGTATGAGGCCGATTGGGTTCCGCATGACGCAAGGGTCAGGGAACTAGGCACGGGCCGCACCAGGATTGAGACGATGCTAACGCTGAAGCTTAAGCCCAAGCTGGTGCCTAATCACAAGGTGCTGGACGGTATTAACGCCGGTCGCGTCTTGTTCCCGCGCATCTGGTTTGACCGTGAGAAGTGCAAAGACGGGCTGGAGTGCCTGCGCCAGTATCGTGCGGACTATGACGACAAGGCCCGCGTGTTCCGTGATGGCCCAAAACACGATTGGTCAAGCCACGCTGCGGACAGTTTTCGGTATCTGGCGATGGCCTATCGTGAGATTAAGCCGGAAGCCAAAGCGGCAGACGCGCCGATCAAGGGCATCCGTGATATGACATGGGATGACCTGTTAGCTAACCAGCCGGTGCATACGGGTTACGAACGCGCATGATCGTTCTATCGACAAGCGGACCCGCGCACGATATGTTCCCCTGAACGCTTGCGAGGGGCTATGCTTCCCGACGAACCCGAAAATCAAGA